CCGCGAGCTTTAAAGCCAGCAGGAAGGTTAGCCAGAGTACCTGCATCGATTAATTGCCTCAAAATAGACGTTGCAGAGCGACCTAGCCCCCCAATCATGTGTAAAAGACCAAATCCGTAAAAACCTAGTCCGGGTAAGAACTTGTAATGTGTAAAATACTGTAATTTTCTGTAATATTCGTCATTTTCAGCCCAGTTTCTACGAATAGACAGAACCGTTCCGCTTCCTTCGTCGATTGTGACAATATAAGGAAGCTTAATACCTGTTACTTCGTTATCTAAGGGACTTTTATGCTCAAAACCTTTTAGATCTAGGTCTACGTGCATCTCCAAAAGGGTGCAATCGTCACTATCCGTAGTCTTTTGGATACCCATAAGGTTTCTTTCTTTCTCACGAAGCTCATTATCTCCCTCGTAAGGTTCTAATTCGACATCCCTATAGAATCCACCAGCCTGAAACTTGCGTACAGAGTTAGTATCCATACGAGTTACGTGAGTTATACGTGATGCTGACTGTAGATCAGTTGCGTTATACGGAACAATAAGATCGTCAGCAGGTATGAACCGCGAAACAGCACGATCTAAAATGTCATCAAAGTATGTTTTCTTAAAAGCACTTCCTGCAAGAGGGAGATAGAATAACAAACGATCCATTTCAGGATCATACTCTTCCATAACATTAGTTATCTGGTAATTCATAAACTCAGAAACACGCTGAGACTGTGATTCAACATCAGGAGTTGCTGCTCCAAGGATCAATGTCCGTACTGGACCAGAACTTGGAAGTAATTCTTTATAAGCTTGTGCTTGAAATTGAGTAACGGCTTCTGCAATAACAGGATGGGTTACACCACTGGAACCACGAAACGGTTCTTCTCTGTCCTCGTACTTAATTCCAAGTAAATCTAGGCCATTACGATAGGCGTCTTCCCATTCATCGCGGCTGGTCTTATCGTCTTCATAAAAAGAAATAAGTTCTGAGGATATATCCATCAGATCTCTTTCGTCTAATAATTCTGATAGATTAGCGTCTTGATCCGCTAACAATTCTTCTTGAACAGCATCCTCAAAGTTTAGAACAACAGAACCGTCTTCTTCTTCAATGATTTCTGTTGGTTCTTCAATGATCTCTATTTCTTGATCTTCTTCCATAGAGTCATCTGGAAAACCTTGTGAGGGCATTGCTTCATCTATAAGAGATATAGGTGTGTCAGCCATTATTTAGATACCCCTTTGAATTTTTCAAAGCTACGCAAACCGCCCAAACCTAACATCCCCAGAAGTACGGGCATCATGACGGTCAAGTCCATAATAGGTAATTGGACCAGATAACCTGATTGAGCCAGTATAAAAACTAGTATTGGCTGCATAACATAAGTATAGGCTAAAGCAACACCGCATGTCCACCCAATAAATGGACGCCAGCCAGCAACGAACATAGAACGATGCTGTCCTTCGGCCTTGTTTATGTCTAATTGAGCTAAATCAATCTGGGCTAAGTTCTTTGTAAGCTCTGCCTCAATCTCTCTCTTAGCTTTTGCTGCCGCTTCCTTGTCTTCTGGAAGAAACCTGCCAATAACATCTCCGATAACAGGTAACAGTTTAGGTATAAGTGCAGCTATCATTTCTTGTTACTCATGTATGCGGTCATACCCATATATGCACCAACCACGCCCGCTTGTCCAATATAAAACAAACCAAACAAGTCCGATAGCGCCTTTATTCGCGTATCAGGGAATATCGGAAAGAACACCGCTGATGTAAAAAACAACATCGACCACATAGAGACCCACGCCATTTGGCGCTGGGCATCGGACTTTTGATGTTTTTCTACGGCTTCTGCTATGACGAGTTCTTTATCAGAAACAATACCGTCACCATCAATATCAAGATCATTATGTACACTGTTTTTCTGTAGCTGTTTTTGCGCCATCTTCTAAAACAATTAGTTAGAACCCTTTTCTGATAAAAAGAAGCCCCCTGCCGAAACAACTATCCCAACTATAGAAATAGTTGTTATATCTAATAATACGCCAGCGCCTATAAGTATAACACCAACAGCCACACATGTTGAAGGCTCGATAGCACGGTCTTTAATCCACTCTAGCATTAATATCTCCTAATAATATTGACGGGAAGAAGCCACCGTAATGTCATCTTCTTCCTCGTCTGAGTCAAGTCTAACAAATCCACCTTTACGATATCTAATAAGTGCCATTGTCATACTATCGCAGTAATCGTCATTATCGCCATGGGGAAACGCCGCACATTCGTCGATCACCTCTTCCGCAAACCGTCTATCTGGCGCCCAAACCTTTCCTGACTCGAAAATTGGCGCAACCATATGCATCCTTGTGTGTTTATCACGGCCCCTGGACGGGGTATAATTTATAACGGGAATACCCGTAGCTCTTAATTCGTCCGTGAGCGGTGTACCAGTGGCTTTGGCCTCTACAATCACCATGTCCGGTTCCCAGTAATTGTACTCCTGAAGTGCTTTCGCTTTTAATTCGGGAAAGTCCCACCGTCCACGTTGCGCGTCCATAAGTATAATAGATTCCGGATCACCCTCCTTGGGCGAAAATACCCCCCACGTTGTAATTGCAGAGTAATCCGCAGTTTCCTTTTTAGAAAACGCCGTATCATAACTTTGCATAATGTAGCTGACAGGAGGAATTTCCTTCTTCTCCCACTTGTTCCACCATTCTTTTTTTATAATCGCACCTTCTTCGGCTACAGGATTTTGTTGCCACTGCGCGTTCCACTTACTTAAAGACAACGAAGCCTTGACCTTTAACAACTCCTCTTTCTTCCAGAACTCCGGCCACAGGACCTTGTCGCTGGGTAAGATTGCCGGAAACTCGACGATGTCCCACTGATCAGACATAACATCTGAACCTTGGGCCTTGAGCAGTTTACCAGTAAGATCTTTAAGTGACCATCGCGTCATAACAACAACAATGGACCCCCCTGGCTGGAGCCTCTGCCGTGGACCAGAAGTATACCACTCGTAAGCACCTTCCATGGCCGTCTCAGAAAGTGCGTCTTGCTCTGAATGAGGATCGTCAATAATCAGCAAATCAGCACCACGACCTGTAATCGCACCACCAACACCTGCCGCATAGTACTCCCCACCTTGGGCCGTCTCCCATCGACCAGCGGCCTTGGAATCGATCCGTAATTCCACATCGGGAAAAATATCCTTATAAATTTGTAGCTCCATAAGGTTCCGGACCTTTCTTCCAAAACGCACCGCTAATTCTGCCGTGTGAGTAGTCTGGATTATTTTGAGCTTGGGATTTTTTCCGATAAGCCATGCGGGTAACAAATAAGACGCAAATTCCGATTTTGTATGGCGGGGAGGCATATTGACAATGATCCGTGAACCGGGAGTCTTTGAAAGCTTTTCAAATAGTGTAGAAATTTTTTTGTGATGGGTCCCTTCTATGAAATTCTCATAAACATACTTTACAAAAACCATAAAGTCTTTCTGAGCTATTCCACGGATAATGAGTTTTTTTTGCTGCTCCTCAAGAGCTAGTACCTCTCTGATAACGTCTTCGGATGCATTTAACAAAGGTTACCTCCTGATGTATGATGGACAGATTATAGCGGATCACCGTCCAATGACAAGTAGGACAAATGATTTATCTCAAACCCTATCCTCCGCTGCGCGTCGTAAGGAAGGGCGGCCGATTTTGCCCGATTTGGGGCGGGTGGGGGGCGGTCAGCTAATTCAGCTAACCGCCTAAGTACCTAGACCCGATACGCTAACAACGTCCCGCTATCGTAGGCTTCGGAGTAGTATCCATTCTCAGCTAGGAAGTCCTCAAGTATTCTGAGCGTTCCAAATAGATACTGGGAATTGTCTCGCATATCACCGACCATGAACGCGTGGCCGTTATCATGCAACGCGGTCTCGCTATGTTTAAACCAAATGTAGTCGCTTTCATCACCCCAAAACTCAGCGGATGTAGTCGCGCCAAGCTGTGGCCATTTCTTATTTAGTCTTTTGATTAATCCTGTATTAGTTGTCATTTGTTTAACCTCCAATTACAAAATAGCGGGCGATTTTAGCAATGTAATAGCAACCCATTGCAAAACCAATTACACATCCAAGAACATATATAATGTCAAAGAAATTAGTTATGTTCATGGCGAAGTTTAATAAATATTTGTTTTTCATTGTGTTTCCCTTTCAAGAAAACGGGGAGGCGGAATGCCTCCCCTTGGTTTTACTTTGCTACGCCTACATATTGAGAAGTAGATTTGCGATAGCATCCTTCAATTTGCTCATCAGTAGCGCCAAGCTTTTTCAATAACGCAATGGCATCATCTTTGATAAAGTTTGTAGTGGGTTTTTCTGTTAATGAAACGCCAAGCTTAAACCACTCAATCGCGGAATGGTCTTTTATAATTCCCTTGCAAGTTTTAATGTCTGCGGTTGCGTTATGCAATTCTAAGAATTTAACGCCAGCCTGTTGCGGTGATCTTAAAACTGTTTTGTCTTTTAAAGTAACATGTTCCATTTTTTTAACCTCAATCTCTATAAGCTTGATTGCCTATAAACTAATTAGTTTATACCACGGATGTTATCCCATGGTCAATGGGAGAATGCATTATTTTGCATTATTTTTAATTTATTTTTATCACTTTATTTTTATCACTTTATTTTGATTATTATTCTAAGATCTCGAGCGCTTGGTCTTATATATTATACACGTATACGTATATAGGGCGGGCGCTGCCCATCGTCGAATGGCTCCCGACCCGACCCGACCCGACCCGACCCGACCCGATCGCGCACAAAAAAAGGGCGACCCGAAGATCGCCCGTCAAGTTTAGGGAGGTTAAATTTTGTTAAAAGAGTTCGGCAATAATTGAAATGTAAGCGAGGGCGAATGCTACCACCAATACCTTAACGCAAAAGTCTAGGTGTCGCATTCGGCGATCCCATCGTTGAATTTCTAGCCATTCATTACGTTCTTCGGTTAGGTTAATCCTATTTTGTCTATGCATTACGCGACCTCTCTAGCATTTAAAGATTGACGATGATAGCGGCCATTCATTTGTTCAATGTCATAAGCGTCTGAATAATCCTCTTTTAAATCAGTCTCATTAGAATAGTGATCTTCAAAAGTTTGATGGTAACCTCTACCATCGCATTCCCAGCATTCGTGCTGGACAGCATAAACGCCGTAACTGTTTTCTCGATCATATTCCATTGTGCCTGTTGCATTGCAAGCTGGTTCGTCGCAAGGAATTTTAAAAGTATAGTTTTTATTTATCATTTTATAACCTCATTGTTTAATTGTTGACTAGTACAGTCTAATGGAATAAGATGGGAGGGTCAACAACTAAATAATGAAAGGTTATAAAATGTCAACTATTAAACATAATACCCGCTCTAGAAAAGATACCCAAGCTGTGAACATCTCAGATCAAGCTCACATGGAAATTCCAAAATTGCAATTA